GCAAGGACAAGTGGCATAGTGCGGAAAATGAACAGGAGGGGTAATGGGCGGGTATAATCCGAGCGGACCAATTCCAGTAGACGAGCCTAGAAACCCGTACAAGAAATGGTATGTAATATTTACGCCCTTTTTTGATCTGACGCGGGGAAAGTCATCTCTGGTCGCCATGCTAGATTCGGATAAGGAACGCTGCACGTGGCTAAATTCTGAAGATGCAGATACATACGTCCGATACTTCCGCAAGAAGGTGCCTGATGGAGTGGGCGACACAATCTTCGATAAAGTACAGATTGCGAATCGTCCGGGCAGATACTTTATCTGTGCCCGACAACCCAAGGAGGGGTAATGCCAAACGCTTTTGACGGGGATATCTACACGTCGCCCGTGGAAAAACCTATGACCGTTGACGAACTGTTGGCAAAGCTGGACGCCGAATACGACAGGTGGAGCGATCCCGAATACAAAGGATTCACGTTCATATGGATGCAGGATATTCGGGTTTTGCAGGCGGGCATCCGGAGTTACGTCAAAAAGTTCGAAGAAAGGGTAACTCCATGAAACTTTGGGCAGTTAGTTACGGGCCCGCGTGGGAGGGGAACGAGATCGATTCCATCTGGACGGATAAAGAGACCGCCGAGGCCCGCCAGAGATTCCTGAAGGAAGAATATCCTCCCGAACACTACTGTCATTATCTTGAAGAATATGATATTAACAAACCACAAGGGAAGGTAACTCCATGAAAATACTAGATTTTATCGGCAATGAACTCACTACGGGCGATGCTATATCCCTGAAGCCCGACCACATCATCGGTGTAATCCAGAAAATAGACGACGGATCAATTGCCCGTGGAATCACTCTCGACGGCAAGCCTTCGGGCGAAGTCCTCCCGCCGCACATCGTAATCTGAGGAACGAACAGTGAAGTTCCGGCCACAACGCGGCGGCTTAGCGGAGTCAATGGCCGAAGTTGTAGACCTTCCAAACCGTCAAGCGCTATTAAACCATCTGGCGGGCGTAGGACTGTTGGAGGGCGGGAACCACTCGGTCAATATTCGCCCGTACTGCTACGACGACCGTACTGGCTGGAAGACTTACATTGTGGCAGTTGACGGGCAAGCTGTAGGATTTACAGACGGACCTTGTACGGAAAACGGATAGTCAGAACCTATAATCAACAACTTACAGACAAAGAATCATGTATGTACGAGGTAGTGTGCCCGATCAACCATCTAAGGAAGAGAAAGAGTTCTGGGATAACGTCCTGCACGACCACGGTTTGGGTATGAATCGCGGACGGCGAAAGTGGCTCATCTACGGGCACGAAGATCGGGAGAAAGACACTTCTGGAGATTTGCCCGAGGAATCCGAATAATGGTAACGTACGAAGAGACGTACCTGAGTTTCGTTAAGTATCGGGCGATGATCGGACTACCGCCGATTACCTTCGAAGACTGGATGCACAAGCGGGAAGAACCCGTCCAGTCGCCCGGAAGGAAAACGAAAGAGTTCTTGGAACAAGTTCACGCAGGGTGAGAGCGGTTTGACTCCTGAAAATAAGTAAGGTCTCAAGTATTAGTTGAATGCTCACCAATCGCCCGAATCACGGGCCAGTAGGGGGTCTTGTGGGCTAACAGCCCCGGCCTGAAAAGGTGCAGACCCCCGAAAGTTTAGAGTTTTGTACCAAGGTCTTGCAAGCGTCTCCGGCCTAGATGTTAGCGATGGCATGGCTGGTGTGGCCCGCACCTATTGAGGCTGCTTTGGCAGCCAGGGCAAATTTTAATCAGTCGAACAGCGGGCCGGATATCCGGGCGACTTTAATGATGCGCTGGACAATGAAGGACGCCCGTGAAGAAGTTTGTTCTGCTGCTCGTAGTTCTCGGTTTATCATTGCCCGCGTTCGCGATCTCGCCCGCAATCATTAAGGCGCATAAGGCAAGTTATCAGATCGGGCAAATGACGGTTTCGGACGGTGCCCGATGCTCCGCCACGGCAATTGGACCGCACGCGCTGCTCACGGCTACGCACTGCGAGCTTCCCAGCGATGATTTGTACATTAGGGGCGAAGAGAACCCCGTTGCTATCGTCGCCCGCATAAGGGACGGCCAGGATCATTCGATCCTGCTCCTGAAGGGTGTGACGTTCGCGGACTACGTTGAAGTAGACCAGAAGTCTTTGCAGGTTACGGACGATGTTTTTACCATCGGGAATCCGGGTGACTGGACGGATATTTACCAGAAGGGATACGTTGCGGGACTCAAGGTTGATCGATCAATGGCCGCCGCGATGGGAGAAGGCGAGCCCGATAAAATCCTGATTGATATCCAAGCGTTTCCGGGCGAGTCCGGCGCGGGTATCTTCAATACTTCTGGGGTTCTTGTCGCGGTCCTTTCGGGCGATCAGATGCAAACCCGAGAGGGCGTGAGCATGGATTTAGGATTCGCGTACTTTCTGAACTTCAAGCCCGAAGACATTGCCCGAGCTAAAGCGTTCTCAGCCGAGGTAAAGAAATGACCAAGCTTGCGGGATGGATTCTGGCAGTCTATGTTTTAGCGGTTACGGGCGTCGCAGCTTACGAATACGCGGTTATCGAACGTCTGCAATGGGTGATTCATATTTTGCTGGCGGGCTCGCAGAACTAAAAAATTTATGAACGAAAAAGATACTATTCTGAAAGACGGGCAAGAAGCGCCTACTCCCTACCGAGGACCTCGGGCTTCGAACACCCTTGAAACACTTCGCCCGCGAGAAGTTAATACCGACTGGGCAGCGTCATGGAAGCCTGCGGACGCGATTTATCAAAGCCCTGTACAGGAAACGGACAGCCTCCCGTTGCAAGGTCGCGGTCTTCCGCCCGAGCAATACAACCTCTTGCCCGTAGATTGGCCGACAGTCCAAGAAACTCTCGGGCTTCCGAAAGAGTTCGTCGAGCTTTCTCTGACCCAGCGGGTAGAATATTTGGAAGGCGAAGTCCTGCGTCTGCAAGAACAGATGGACGGGTTGCTCGATAGGATTGCTATCCACAACACGAAAAGCAGCCATAAAATCTAGTCATGGCCGTTACGATCCGGACAATGGGTGGTTTCGGAAATCAGGCTTTCATGTACGCCTTTTCGCTCGCCCTAAAAGCCCTCGGGAACGATGTATTTATCGAGCGGTCGTGGTTCGAGCATCAGCCCCAACGGGCTTGGGCGCTCGACAGGTTTAATACCGATTGCCAGTTCGGGCCGATTCGCGGGCAATGTGTCCAAGAAGGCAATCTGCGGTTTCACCCGGAATTCCTTAAAAAGTACGAGCAGGATACGACGCTTATCGGCTACTGGCAGAACGAGAAGTACCTCGCGGGCGTCGAGGAACAAGTTAGAAAAGACCTAACGCTTCGGTACTACCCAAGCAACAAGTCTCTGGCAGTGGCGAATCAGATTCATAACACGAATTCTGTGTTCCTGCACGTTCGGAGAACCGACAGCTTGTCCGCGAGCGGTCTGAAGAACCACGGAGTTTGCCCGCAGAGTTATTACCAGCGGGCAGCGAGTTACATTTCGACCCGAGTTAAAGACCCGCACTTCTTTATCTTCTCGGACGATATCGAGTGGTGCAAGCAGAATATTCAAGTCTTCGGGTATCCGGCGACTTTTGTGGATCACAATTCTACGGGCGTAACCGAGTCGCTCGAACACGAAGTACGGAAAACGGATTCGGGCACCGAGCACGAGGACTTGTTTTTAATGTCCCGCTGCAAACACGCGATCACCGCGAACAGCTCGTTTAGCTGGTGGGGCGCGTGGCTTCAACAGAATCCCGAAAAAATTATTGTGTCCCCGAAACAGTGGTTTGTTCCCGGCAGTCCGCACGACGGATCGGAAATTGTGCCCGAAAGCTGGATGCGCCTGTGAGTTACCTAAGTTTTGTATACGCCTGCAACAATCGTGGATACGGCGGAGATTTCATAGGCCGGACGCAGGCGTGCATCGACAACCTATTTCAGCTGTCGGCTAAGATCGGGCTTGACGCGGACATTACGTTCGTAGAATGGAATCCGCCCGCAGATACCCCGCGAGTTGCACATGTTTTGAATTGGCAGCGAAAGACACTGCCCGTAAAATTTATTGAGGTTCCAGAGACCGTCCACAATCTGGTTCCTAACCCGAGACGCGAAGTCTTCTGGGAGATGTGGGCGAAGAACGTTGGGATCAGACGGGCTACGGGCGAGTACGTGTTGTCCGCGAATCCCGACAATATTTACAGCGAAGCTTTGCTCCTCCGGCTAAAGAATTTGGAGCCCGACGCTTTCTACCGTACAGACAGTTATGATGTCCGCGACGGGAAAGTATTTCAGGTTCACCGGGCGTGCGAATCGCTCGTTAACGGAAAGCCTAACGGGCATCCTGGATTCGTAAAGCCCGACGCCAACGGGAAGTTTACGTACCCTCCGCCAATCGGTAGGAGTGAGCCCCTGCACTTCAACAAGTCGGGCGACTTCTTTCTGATGTCCCGAAAGAACTGGTTTGAGATGCGCGGGCACCCGGAAACGGATTACACCGTTACTTCGGATGGCGAGACAGTATATTTGGCCGCCGCTCGCGGGTGGAAGCAGATTTACTTGCCCGAACCGACCTATCATTTGACGCATTCGCATAACGAACGGTACTGCCCGTACTGGGATGATTCCAAACCACACGGAAAAGAGAACGGGGCGCGGTGGGGTTTTGCCGGGCACGAATTTTTCACGTACCAAATAAACTAATAGGAGATAGATTGGCAAACCAACTAACAACCGGAATTGCGGTCGTAGTTCTCACAGACGGGGTTTCCTCAACTTTTAGTTTTGATCTTTTAAAAGATCAGTATTTTTTGTTCAGCAACGTTGATACGCCCGCTGAAGCAAAAGCTATAAATTGGTTCGCGAGCGATCCAAAGTGCAACGCCCCCACTAGCGTCAACTCGTCGGCCATGTCCGTTCCCGGAGGCGGCGGTCTCACCTATACCGCTTCTCTGTCTGGAACCGTAGTTACCATTACGTTTAGCGCGGCCCCGCCTGTCAATGGGTACGGGCTGAACGTGTATCCGATCTACTAAAGAAATGGATCGGGCGGAGTTCGATCAGAGTCTCGAAAAGTTCAAGAAGCTAGATAGCGGGCGCTTTCCCCGTGTGGAACTTCATCCCGTTCTGGATGAATCGGAAATCGATGTTACATACAACACAATATACCTCCTGCATACGGGTTGGGCGGCCAGAGTCTTGGCCCAAACATTGCCCGAGCATCATGTGGATATTGGAAGTTGTTCGTACTTCGTAACCCTAGTATCCGCGTTCTTGAATCTTACAGCCTACGATCTCCGCCCGATGAAAATTCCTTTGCCGGGGTTTAAGACGGGCATTGCGGATTTAACCAATATCCGTTTTCCGGATAATTCGGTAAAGTCTCTATCGTGTATGCACGCAATGGAGCACGTCGGTCTCGGTCGTTATTACGACAAGATCGATCCAGACGGCGATCTCAAGGCGGCTCGTGAATTACAGCGGGTTTTGGCTCCGGGCGGCGACCTCCTGATTGTCTTGCCGATGGGGGTTCCGAAGCTGGTATTTAATGCTCACCGGATTTACTCCTACGAACAAGTTTTGTATATGTTCTCCGGCTTGCACCTAAAGGAGTTTTCGTTCGTTCCATCAGAGCAACCACAGAAATTTATTCAGGGCGCTGATCCCCGCATCGCTGAGGACGTAGACGAAGGCGCAGGTTGTTTTTGGTTCACTAAGCATGCTCGTTCAGATATCAGGAATCCCGCAGCCCAGCAAGGGCAAGATTTGTTTGGTGACCCCGCCTTCTGGATTCCTGCTTGACCAGAGAGTTTTCGTCAGTCTCGGAATTTTGAAGATCGGCGCGGTTCTTGAGCAAGCGGGCTGGGAAGTCGATCACCTGGATTTAACGGGCGTCGCGAACTACGAAGAAGCGGCAGCGGATTATAAAGGCTGCGAGCTATTCGCGATAACGGCAACTACCCCGCAGATTCCCGCAGCAGTAAGAATACGGAAAGTCTTGAAAGGCAAGACGATCCTTGGTGGCCCGCACCCGACCTTGGTACACGCGGCGGTAAAAAGAGGAAATCAACGGGCGCTCGCCGCCTTGGATTTCCTGATGCAGAACTTTGATACGGTTGTCGCGGGCGACGGCGAGAAGTCAATCTTTCGGGCAATTCGGGAATACGGGCTGATTGACGCCGACGATCCGAAGTCAGATTTGTGGGTATCTTCGAAAGAATTTTCTGAGTCACCGTTGCCCGCAAGACATTTAGTGGACATGGCAAGCTACCACTATACGGTAGACGGCGAGAAAGCAACGAGCGCGGTGTTTCAACTTGGCTGCCCTTTCGAATGCGGTTTCTGTGGCGGGCGATTCTCCCCGATGCTTCGCAGGATCAGAAGCCGGACGGCGGACAGCGTAGTCGCCGAGATGCTCGCGATCAACGAGAAGTACGGGCTTCGCGGGCTTATGGCCTACGATGACGAACTGAACGTCAACAAAGGTTTGGTTGATCTTTGCCAGAAGATTAAAGCCACAAGCATTGACTGGCGGCTTCGCGGGTTTGTGAAAGCCGAGTTGTTCAACGAAGAACAAGCGAAGGCAATGTACGACGCGGGTTTCCGTTGGCTGCTATGCGGCTTTGAATCCGCTCACCCGAGAATCCTGAAGAACATTAACAAGAAGGCGTCGCTCGAAGATAACACCCGAATGCTTCGAACAGCCCATAAGTACGGGCTGAAAGTAAAGGCCCTGATGAGTTTCGGGCATCCGGGGGAGAGTGAAGAAACAATCCTCGCAACCCGAGATTGGCTGCTCGCGGAAAAGCCCGATGACTTCGATTGCACGGTAATCACGACGTATCCCGGAACCCCATATTGGGATAACGCGGTATTGGTAAAAGAACCTGTTTACCGATACGAGTTTAACGGCGATGCTTTGTACATGGAAAACACCGACCCGAACGCCGAGGTCGGGTATTACAAAGGGAAGCCTGGAGAATACAAAGCCTTCGTGTGGACGGATTATCTTTCGGCTCCCGAGCTTGTACGGTTAAGGGACGAAGTGGAATCTGAAGTTCGCGGGAAGTTGAATATTCCTTATCCAACGGGCGCGGCGGCTTTGCAGTACGAACATTCGGTCGGACAACGGTTGCCCGCTAATATTCTGAAAACAGCACGACTATGACTCTACAGACAATTGACGCGGTTCGTGATTACTGGAACGCCCGCCCGTGTAATATTCGACATTCCCAGTTTCCGACCGATACGCTTGAATATCACTTCGAAGTTCAGGATCGAAAATACTTTGTCGAGCCTCATATTCCGGGCTTCGCCGAGTTCGGAAAGTGGACACGGAAGAAAGTACTAGAGATCGGTTGCGGAATTGGGACCGATGCAATCAACTTCGCGCAAGCGGGGGCTGAAGTAACCGCAATTGATCTGTCAGAAGAATCTTTAAAGGTTGCCCGTAAACGCGCCGAGCTAGTAGAAGTTGATATTGATTTTTGGCGAGTCAACGGCGAGGATTTTATCGGCACTCCTGCGGCCCACACGGGTCCTTACGATTTGATATACGCCTTCGGAAGCATCCACCACAGCCCGTCACCCGAAAAAATTCTGGATCAAATACGCCCGTACATTCGGAAAAGCGGCACGCTCAAGATCATGGTGTACAACAAGTATTCGTGGAAATCGCTCTGGATTCTGTTGAAATACGGGCACGGGCAGTTCTGGAAATTCAAAGAATTGGTCGCCCGATATTCAGAAGCACAGACGGGCTGTCCCGTCACTCACGTATATTCCAGACGGGAATTGCGGGCGATGCTTGAACGAAACGGGTTCCACGTCAAGAAGATTTCCGTGGACCATATTTTCCCGTACGATATCGATGCTTATAAGCGGCACGAGTACAAGCTCGCCGCCCCGTGGAAATACTTTCCCGATAAGTTCCGTTTTTGGCTAGAGAAGAAAATCGGTTGGCATCTCTTGGCAGAGGCTACGGTATGAAAAGGATTCTTGTTACGGGCGCGGGCGGGTTCATTGGCTCTTGGTTGGTTAAACGGCTGAAGGCTGACGGGCACTGGGTCCGGGGCGTGGATTTGAAATATCCCGAGTATGACGAATCGCCCGCAGATGACTTTCGGATCGCGGACTTACGAGTTTTCGACAATTGTTTGCGAGCAACCGAGGGAGTCCAAGAAGTCTTCAACCTCGCGGCTTGGATGGGTGGAATTGGTTTTATCACCGAGTACCTTGCAGACATAGCGGGAAACAACATTCGTATCAATATCAACATGCTTGATGCGGCGCGGATGTGGAAAGTAAAAAAGTTTTTGTTTTCGAGTTCCGCCTGCGTCTATGCCGCTGGCAAACAGCACGACGCGAATGTAACTCCGCTAAAAGAAGAAGATGCCTATCCCGCCGATCCCGAACCTGGGTATGGCTGGGAAAAGTTGTTCACCGAGGAACTTGCCCGCTACTACGCCAAAGATTACGGGCTAGATACTCGAATCGTTCGGTTCCATAATGTTTACGGGCCGCTTGGAACTTATGACGGCGGAAAAGAAAAAGCACCTGCCGCAATCTCGCGGAAGATAGCGGAAGCCGAAGACGGCGACACGATTGATGTTTGGGGCGACGGCGAACAGACCCGTTCCTTTATGCACGTCGATGATTGCTGCGAGGGCCTTGTACGGTTAATGGATTCGGACTACCGAAGCCCGTTGAATCTCGGGACCGAAGAACTTGTGACCGTCAATCAGTTGGTTGACAAGATCGCTAAGATTTCGGGCAAGACAATAAACGTCCGACACGACCTTTCAAAACCTCAAGGTGTACGCGGGCGGAATTCGGATAACACGCGACTCCGCGAAGTTCTTGGCTGGGAACCTAAGATCACGCTGGACGAAGGATTGATTCCGACGTACAAGTGGATCGAACAACAGGTGATCGCCCGCAATGGTTGAGAATGTGGCAGTCATCGGTCTTGGGAAGCTTGGAGCGCCCCTCGCGTGTTGCTTAGCCAGCAAGGGCTTTCATGTCGTCGGTGTTGACGTAGACAAGAAAAAAGTTGACGCGATCAACGACCGACGAGCGCCCGTTGAAGAAACAAGTTTGGATTTGATGATAAGTCAACTGCCCGTAGGGATTCTTCGGGCGACTAGCAGCATCGCCGAAGCAGTCCGTTTTGCGGACGTAACTTTCGTAGTCACCGCGACGCCGAGCAATCCTGACGGGCGATTTTCGCTCGAATATATTTTGCCCGTATGTGAAGAAATCGGGCGAACGCTGGCGAAGTCGAAGCTCGCATTTCATCCCGTAGTCATAACGAGCACCGTTATGCCCGGCGATACCTGGGGGCCGATTCGCGAGACTCTTGAGAAATATAGCGGGCGAAAATGCGGCGAATCTTTCGGATTAGCTTACAACCCAGAATTTATCGCACTCGGAAGCGTGATCCACGACTTCCTGAATCCGGATTTTGTTTTGCTCGGGGCGAGCGATCCGTTAACCGAAGCCCGAGTCAGTTCGGTGTACGAGAAGATTTCGGACGCCCCCGTTTACAGAACGTCCATCGTTAACGCCGAGTTGACGAAGCTCGCAATTAACAGCTACATCACGACAAAGATTTCGTTCGCGAACATGCTGTCCCGAATCTGTAACGATATTCCCGGTGCAGATGTGGACGCCGTGACCCAAGGAATGGGCATGGACTCCCGCATCGGTAATAAGTACCTGAAGGGCGGTGTTTCGTTCGGGGGCCCGTGCTTTCCTCGCGACAACCGGGCGCTTGCGACCCTCGGGCAAAGTTTCCCGCTCGTTATTGATAGTTTCAATCGGGCACAGATTACTTGGCTGGCGGGCGTCGTCAAACAGCACACCAAGAAGTGCGTTAATATTCTTGGATACCCCTATAAGGTAGGGACCAAGATTGATACGGAGTCTGCGGGCGTTGCTTTATATGAAGCACTCGATACTCCGGGATACAGTTCGTTTTCCGTATCGGACACGGTAGTGGTAATGCTGCCCGACCCAGAGTTCAAAAATTTAGATTTTACGGGCAAGACGGTGATTGACCCGTGGCGTTTTCTTAAACACTTGGCTGACGATCCTTCCGTCAATTACGTCCCGTTGGGCATAGGACCCAGTGAATAATGCTTATATACATAATTCATTGTCTCGCAAACGGGAAATACTATGTTGGGCAGACGACTAAAAGCGATCTGCAAAAATATTTGCGTCAAAAATATAGCAGCGCCCATCACGCCAAGAAAAATCGGGATAATCACTTGTATAAGGCTTTGCGGAAATATCCGATTGAGTCTTTTTTCATAGAGCCTCTGGTTTGTAATGTGCTGACACAAGATGATTTGAACAATTTGGAACAGTTGTGGATAGCCTGCTTAGATGCCCGCAACCCCAAAATAGGAATGAACACTGCTATTGGTGGATATTCAGGAAGCACGGGCATGAAGGCTTCCGAGGATACAAAGAAAAAGCTTAGGGAATCTCATCTGGGACAACCGGGGTTTTGGACAGGGAAAAATCTTTCCGAAAGCCACCGAGAGAAACTTAGAATTTCTCATTTGAAGTTTGTTCCACCAAGCGGGGATGTCAAGTGGTGCTCCCGATGCCAACGATTTGTTGATAAAAACCTGAGCAGTAAAACTGTTCGAGGCTACTGCCGTCCGTGCCAAAGTGCGTATGCTAAAGAGAGATATGCAAAAAACAAGGCAGCTAATAGCGATAGTAACTTGCAGGAACCATTTATATCCAACTAGCGACCGAATAAAAACTATTCTTGAGACGTGGTATGCAACTTGGCTCCAAGGGTATTCGAGCGTAATTGATATTCGGTTTTTTGTCGGTCAAGGGCCAACTTGCCTTTCTGTTCCAGGACTAATTGAACTCGACGCCCCAGACGACTATGCAGGGCTTCCGTGCAAAGTTCGTAAAATATGCGAATTTGCTTTGAAAGAGAATTATGATTTTGTCCAGAAAACGGATGACGATTGCGTTATAAATTGGCCCAAATTTAAGGTCATCGAATCCGATTATGCTGGTATTCCGAAACCTGGAAATTATTGCGGGGGCGGGGCTTATTGGCTGTCTCGCCGATCAATGGGGCTTATTGCAGAACACGGGATTGACGATTGGGCGGAAGACAGAGGCGTAGGCACTCTTCTAGCAAAGCACGGCATTCAACTCAAGGATGCTTTGTACATCCAACCGGGAATAGGCATCGCTTCCGCTTACGGCTGCCAATGCGGTCTTCCCGCGTGTGTAGAGAAAAGCAGGAGGCCCGTGTGGGAGTATTTTCCAGACGCGGCGGTAATTACACAACTCTCGCCCGAACAAGTTAGAGCTTGCCACAGATTCTATGAAAATTCTAGTCGGCCTGACCACCGCCCGTAAGTTTAAATATGCTGCGGGCGACCAAGCAGGGCACCGCGATAGCCCGACAAATCCCCGGATTCAGGCAGTCCTTGATACTTGGTTCAAAGCGTGGTCTGAGAAATATTCGGACAAGTTTGATGTTCGTCTTTTCGTAGGCACGGGCGTCCAAGAAGTCCGTTTTCCGAACTTGGTGGAACTCGACGCCCCAGACGGGTACTACGACTTGCCCGCCAAAGTCAAAGCGATGTTTGCGTGGGCCTTGGACGCGGGCTACGACTACGTAGTGAAAATAGACGATGACTGCTATTTTCGCCCGTCAAACTTCCTGAAATTCTTCCAGCCCGTAGATTACTGCGGGTACGAACTAGAAAGCAATACATCGAAGTGGGCGAGCGGCGCGGCTTACGTAGTCAGTCGTCGGGCGATGCAACTCGTCGTTGATACGCCGTGGGACCCGACGTGGAACAGTGCAGAGGACCAGATGGCGGGCAGGATTCTTGCCGCTAACGGAATTCCGTTGGTTCACGATTATCGGTATCTCTGCTGTCACTGCGACACTTGCATAAAACGGTTCGGGCTTAATGATTTGATTACGATCCATACCCGAAGCCCGCAACAGATGTACGAGATTCATACGAAATTGGCTGGTTAAGACTCTACAATTTTCTGGAGGCAATCATGCCGAACATAAGCTCGGTTACACCTGCTGCTCTGATCCCGACTGCGAGAACCGCAGCGCCCGCAGCGGCGTCAAGCACCGCGAATCCGAATTTTCCCGCGACGATTATTACGTGGTCGTTGCCAAACACGCCCGTGACTCCGCAGGTCCAATCAAGTCAGTCGTTTTCAACGACGCAAGGGCAAGTATTCGCAGATTTTTGTTCGGGCCAGATCGTGACTCCTGCGGGCGACATCACGGGTTCGCCTCTAGGGTACGCCCTCGTCGAGGGAACCCCGCACAACAACGATTAATGTATTCGCTATTCTGTGACGGATCGTCCAAGCACGGTACGGGCTATTTCGGGTACGTCCTGTTTAAGGACAAGATTGAAATAGATCGCGGCTGGGGGATGATCGGGCAAGGTATTAAGCCTAAAGTCGCGGAGAAGTACGCGATCTGCTACGGTCTGGATTCCTTCGTACGGAAAATGGATTGTACTTGCCCGCTAAAAGTTTTCGGTGACGCTAAACAAGTCATCGAATCGGTTGATAAAGATTCTGATATACGTCTTCGAACTGAAACCATTCGGGGGCTTGGGGTGCCCGTGGAATTCAAATGGATTTCCCGGAACTCTAACACATTGGCGAACGATCTAGCCAGAAAAATGATCGAATATTTTCGGATCGCTGACAAGGG